TGTAGCCCTTCTTGTTGGCTACTGTGCTTCGCCAACACCTAAAGGGTCGCACTTAATTCAGGCTATTTCAACCTCATACAAGCATATTTTGATAACGATTTGATAACGAAATCTTCCTCAAATCCGAGCCATTCTTCGCCACAACAGGCCTCAGGCATACAACTTGCCATAGATTGTGAAACTGCCATCTGGATTTACTGGCACTGGGATGTTAGTTACTGCCTTGCCATGCACTTCAATGATGCCAAAACCCATTTGCCAGTTAGCGGCTCCAGCTTTGAGATAGGAGGCTTTTTTCTTATCCATTAAATTCCCTACCTCGAAGCCCCAAATGGTCTCATATTGCCCTTTTAAGCCCGATGAGAAGGCTTGTAGCCCTAGTCTATGGGTATGGCCACAAAGAACACTTGCACCGAATTTACGGGCTAAACCTAAGGCGGTTCCACCTGGGTTAGAATTCATTGAACCTTCATCACCATGCACCAGGTAATAGTTCTTTAGGAACTCTAAAGGCTTCTTATGGAACTTAATGCCCATTGAAGCAAAGTCCATAAACTTGTCATACTCCAGTTCAGGCAGTCCAACCAAAGATGGTGCGCCACGAAGCAAGGTGTGATAAAGACGGTCTGTGTGATTAGATCGTGTGATGTCCATTGGAATACCCCATGCAGGGCCAAGTTCCCAAAGGATGTTTTGGCAGGTTGTCCGGTCTTTGTCTAACTGGCCTTCATATTCAAGGTGTGTGCCTTTTGCGAATTTCGATTGGGCTTGCATATCTAGTTCATCACCGACCACTAAAACCCGGTCAAACTTCTCGCGCTTAACGAGTTTCATCAGAGCTGATACTGCTGACTCCGAATGGTAAGGCACTTGCAAGTCTGAAACGACCAGTAGCCTTTGTTTAGTCAAGGTTTAGTCCTCGTCATCCTCATAGGGAGTGAAGTTCGGATTGTCTGGGTCAAACTCAATAGGCGTTGGAAGTAGCCAATCTGGGTAACTAGCCTTGTCCATGATCATTGCCATAGAAATATCAGTAGAGAATCCAGCCTTACGCAAAGCCTTGTAATACTCGTTCAGGCCGATGCAATACATCTCCAAAGGTGAGTATGTATCGTCTTGAACTTTAGCCTTGCGTGCCATAGGAAAAGTGTTACCTATCTAACATGTCAATGATGGTATCAACACGCACTTCTAGGCGATTGACTTGATCGCGTAGGGATGAGCCACCATTAGTTTTAAGTTCGCTTAGGTAGTGCTTAACAAGCCACCTGACAGATGCCACAAACGCAGCAACAATAGTTACCAGGCTAACAAGTAGTGCAGCCCAGTCTTGCGCGTTCATTACTTTTGAATAACTAACGTAAAGACAATAGGAGTGCCTGAAGCTGCAACGGCATAGATAGCGTTGGTGTGGTTGTCAATAACTATCTTGTCGCCGTTGTCCATCTTGTAACCGTTGGCAGTTGTTACGTCTGCGCCACCAATATAGATTGTGCCTGAACCTGAATGAATTGCTACTGACTCAGCTGCTAAGTCATTGGCCACGATGATAGATCGTGTTGTGGTGATTGTGTGTTGTGCGCTAGATATGGTCATTTTTTAGGAGTCGCATATCCAAAGACACCAGCCAGAATTGCCCATAGCACAGCGCGGTAGTCAGCTGCGAAGTTGCTTGCTGCCCAAGCAGACAAGAACGCACCGGACATTAGGAAATAAGGATTTTTCATTTAGTGCTCCCTAGCATAGGTATTTCAAAAAAAGAACCATCTGTGTCAGCTTTACCCTTATTGAACGAGATATGGATGTGGCTGGTGTGTGGGTTAATTCCTGTGTATTTACGCCATTTCCAATTAAGGATTCGACTAGCGATTTTCTTATTATGAATGACGTAACTAATGCGTTTAGCAGGGTCAGACTTCGCATACTTACGAAGTTGATCTGCCAGGTAGATACTCTCAGACTTGTGCTTTGTGAGGTCTGAGTCAATGTCAAGGGCACGAACCCACCCAGTAGCATCAGGCGTATGATCTGATTTACTGTCATGCTTAGCGTCTCCGATCCAACCGTCAGTTCTACGGTCGCGGTTCGGATACGTGTCATCTATTTGCTCGCGCAGCTGTATTGCGCTTTTACTCAGGCGCGGCTTCATCTACAACCTTTGTGGCTAATGCCTGTAATTCATCATAAGTAGATTTTAGCATTGAGGTAAATTCCCCGTTGCCTCGGTCAATTATGGCGTGTTCTTGTTCTACGCCATCTAGTCCTGCTACTTTAATAAATGTTACATTATTCATTGTCATCTCCTACAGTTCTGAACTTGCTGCGTAATAGCCATTTGTTGCATTAATTTGCAGGTAACCAAAAGTTCCACCAGTTAAACCTGAACCAGCCGTGATAGATGTAACACCTGCGGCTGGAGCTACCACTGCCTGACCGTTGGCTTTCATGTAATTAACACATCGCCAGTTGCCTGAACCCAAGCTCACCATTTGAGCAACGTCACCAGCCGCAGTCGTAATACTTGCCGCGCTTGGCAAGATTAACGATGTGGCGTTGTGTGTCAGCGTCAATGCGCCAGCAAACACCAAGCGACGAATTGCACCTGCAGCGATAGTGCCTAACGCTGTGATAGTAGTTGTGCCCGAGATGTTGATTGTATTTGATGCAGCAGCGCCAATGTCAACGGTACTGGCGGAAGCAAGTGTTACACTAGAGGCTTCATTTAATGCACCTGTTAAGGTATCACCAGCTTTGTTTACAGGAGTGTATCCAATATTAGCTACAGCAGCACCAGCCGTCATTTTAACAGCCGACACTGTGCCATCACTTGGAGTACCAATAGCAAGAGGTGTACCGTACACAACCTCAATATTAGCAGTACCTGAAGGAGGAGCTGTTGAGAATGTTAAGGTAGTACCTGATAATGAATATGTAGACTTAGCTTGGTAAACACCGCTAATTGCCACATATGTATTGTTTTTAGTACTAGGATCAGAAGTAAGAGTATAAACAGTTTGACTGCCTGTACCATTAAACACATCTACGTTAACGTTAGTAGCGCCCAAACCAGATTGGCTAGCAAACCAAGTAGTGGTTTCTAAATCGGCAACTAAGATAACTTGTGAATATTGTGAACCAATCTGAACACTGGTTGCACCGTTAATCGTATCACTGCTTGAGCGATTGATGTTTACAGCGTTACCATCAGAGGTCCATTTAACAACAGCAATTTTAAAACCATCACCAACAGAAGCAATTGTTGGAAGAGTAATAGTAATTGCACCGCTTGTAGTAGTGATACGAAGCAAATCACCTGCATCACCTGCTACAACTGTGTAGTTGGCACTCTTGTCTTGAACAGCAGAGTACAAACCAGAAGCAGCCGCGGCAGCAGCCGCAATAGCAGAGGTGTTAGCAGCAGAGGCACTGTTAGCTGCGTTAGTAGCTTGTGTTGTTGCAATGCCCGCCTGGGTAGTTGCAATACCTGCTTGAGTAGTCGCTGTACCTGCGCTAGTGCTTGCATTAGAAGCACTAGTTGCTGCATTACTAGCACTAGTTGCAGCGGCTGTAGCATAGTTAGAAGCAGCCACTACAGAATCCGTCAACGCCCCCTTGTTCACACGCATTTCAATGGTGGAACCTACAGCAAAGATATTAGCTGTGCTGTCGTCTTGTGCACGAATAATTGTTAAAGTTGTACCACTACGAGCAGTACACTTAATAATTTCACGGATGGTCTTTGTGCTATCTTCGAGAGTAGCATAAAAATAGTCGCCACCTGTTGGTGACGGAAACAAGGTTTCTGTACCTGTAGCAACAACTAGAGTAGTATCAATACCACCCAATGCTACGGCTAATGTACTTTTAGCGTTGTTTGCGAGAAGAATAGCCATTAGTCAATTCCTACAAAATTAATAGTGGACCCGTTCCAGGTCAAATCAGTTTCATCATTTAGAGGACTCATAGGATCAGGGACATATGAATCTTGTGCTGGATAGGGTCGTGCAAAAGGAACAGCAATCTTTTCACGCTGAACCTTCAGAAGAGTTTGAGGATGGCGTGATTCCCAATCTTCTCGGCAAACCATCAAACCATCCCAACGCTTCTGTAAGTCTAATGCTTTAAATTTACGTCCGCAACTGTCGCACAACGCGTTCCAGTTTCCTGGGATAAGATGGTTTTGCATAGCTTATTTTAAGAAACGTAGTTTATAAATGGTTGAGCGGAACAGTTTTACAACCGTATCCACATCATTTTGAATGGAGGAATCGTTTTTGTCAAACGCTTTGTAGCGATTGGATTCAATCCATTTCAGAGTTTCTTTGAAATACTTCAAAGGCTCTGTTGTGTCTTTAGCAGCAAGGGTTGGAATCTTGAGGAGTTCTTCATATTCTCCTTGCCACTGTTCAGCAATGCCGTCTGCCAGGTCTACAATCTCATCATAAAAACTGCCCAAAGCAGAATGCTGAGAAAAAGAATCCGTGGCTAGGTGCATTTGATGGGCAACTGTTCGACTAAGGAACAGTACACCAATAAACTTGCTTGCTAGTTCTGCCATATTACGCTGCGTAATAGACAATGTAGTTAGCACCTGTTCCGGTCAATTGGTTAAAAATACCATTTTCCATTAGAACGGGTTGCGTAAAAATTACGTGGTTTTGATAATCTGATGCCCGTACTTGGACTCGAACAGCAACCTTGCCTGCGGCAGACGTGTTATCATAAATATCAAGAGTAGCTGTGTTTGTGCCGTTGCCAAACAAAGAAACCGCGTTGATGCGGTTGCGACCTGTGTAGGTCAAAGACGATGCTGACAAAACGCCAGTATTTAGTGAAGAGGTAGTCATTTAATTTCCTTGTTAAAAAAAGGGGTCCTAAGACCCCCTCTTTATTAGCGAACGTATTGTACAATCAAGTACATTTCACCAGCGGTGGGGTTGCCTGTAGTAGCTGTACCCTTAACCCAGATGCCCTTATCAGAGCCTAGGGGAAGAGCATAGTTATCTACACCACCCAGCTTATTCAGCAGTGTGTTTGCACCAGCAGCGCCAAAGGCACTGGCTGCAGACACGTATTGAGCACCACCCGAAGCAGAACCAATGTCGATAGCAGCAGCAGAAATGCTGTTACCAGTCAACGCAGTTGCAACTTGCAAGGTCATGCTCAAAATTGAAGCATCGGCTGGAAGCACTGCCACCAATGTGTTAACACCAGCGGTACTAAAGTTGGCGGACGTAAGTTTTACAACTTTTGTCGCAACATCTTTAATGTTACTGATAGCCGTTGGGCCGTTAGGGTTAGGATCGCTAACCGCAACTTGACCTTGAACGAATTGAATTGCCATAATGTTTCCTTTATGAAGAGGGGGATTGCTCCCCCCCAGGTTAATTAGGCGCCAGCAGAGCCGTACAAACCACGTGGATCGGTCCAGCCGAAGCTGTAACGAGCAGTGGCTTTGAACTTAGCGTTCTCAGTGTCCCAATCGTTGTCCATGTCGAACTGGTCAGCACGACGCTCAAAGTACTTCATGCCGTGTGGCACGTTAGTACGGATGAACCAAGCGTCTGTGTCTGTCAAGTAATGGTTAACAACCATTTCAGGAATCAGACCCATAGCCTTGATAGAGTTCAAGTCGTTGTTATCTGTACCGACGCGACCATCAGAACCCAAGATACGCTTGGCTTCAAAGACAGCTTGACGGGGCAAGATCAACGTTTGAGGCTTAACTGCAATCAGCAAACCGGCGTCGTTGGTGAAACCAGCGATGTCGATACATGCTTGTTCCAAGGCTGCTTCAGACAAGTCAGAAGCTGTAGCAA